ACAATTCTTTTGTTGGAACTATGATGGAAATGCAACAGAAGAAGAAAAGAAATTACCAGATTTTATGGAACATTGCAATTATGGAGATGTTCAAGGTATAGTAGGAATCAACTGTAAACATTTATTTACGGTTTGGTATGGCTCAACTAAAAAGGAAGATTTAGTCTTTACTTATGATGAAAACAAAGAACAATATGAAAAGACACAACAACAGAGATATTTAGAAAATGGCATTCGCAAGTGGAAAAGAAAACAAGTCATAGCAAAGAAAGTGCAAGATGAAGATGGCTATAACAAAGCAAGTTTAAAAACAAAGGAGTGGCAAGACAGATTAAATAAATTTACTAAGGAAAATGACTTAAGAGAAGATTATAGTAGACAACATGTAAAAGGCCATAAGCCAGTCAATACTAAAGAAAAGCAGTACATAGACATAACAGAAGAAATAATAAAAAAAGATAAACAAGATTTTAAGTTAATAGAACAACAATATTATATCGATGAAAATGGAAATCGATATAATGTAGATGGTAAATATATTTTGTTAGAACCAACAGAAAGAGAAAAAGAAGTTGCAAATATGATAGGTGAATTATATGGTGGAAATATAAAGATAATACCAAGAATAAATGAACCTAAAGGCATAAAGACTCCAGATTATATAGTAAAAAATAAAAGATATGATTTGAAGCAAATAAAAGGTAATGGCAAATATGTAATACAAGGAAACTTAAAAGGAAAGCAAAAACAAGCAGATAACTTTATAATAGATATAACAAAATCAGAAATTAATATAGAAGAAGCTGTTAAGCAAATAGAAAATATTTATAGTTCAAAGCACTTTTTGTGGCTAGATAGAATTGTTTTACTTAAAGATAAGGAATTTTTAAAAATATATAAAAGAAAATAGAAAGAAGTCAACTGTGAACCTAGAGGTTCTCAATCGACTTCTTTTAATAATATTATTAACTTAATTATACTATAAATTAAGCTAATAATCAATAGTTTATGCTGAAAAATATAAAATATTCACTGTCCGCAATGACGATAAACTACAAATAAAATAAATAATAGGCTTTCGTTTGAAAGTCTATTTTTTATACAAAAATTCGACTATATGCAGGTCGTCAATAAGTGCATAACTACACCGTGATGAAAACACGTAAAAAGTCGTAGTAGGAGAAAGGAAACATTATGAAAAGAAAATTTTTAGAGGACTTAGAACTTGAAGGAGATGCTATTGAAAAAATAATGGCAGAAGCAGGAAAAGATGTAACATCTTTAAAAGCAAGAGTAGATGACTTAACAGAACAATTAAATGTTAAAGAAACTACTATTTCAGAAAAGAATAACAAAATAGCTGAACTTGAAAAAGTGGACGTCGAAGCTATTAAAAAATCTGAGTACGAGAGAGGAAAAACAGAAGGTTCTAAAGAAATTGAAGTTTTCAAAAAGCAAAATGCTTTAGACAAAGCTTTATCTAAGTATAAAGCAAAAGACACTAGCATTTTAAGTAAAATGCTAGATATGGAAAAGGTTAAATACAATGACAAATTTGAAATCGTGGAAGGATTAGAGGAACAAATAAACTCTATTAAAGAAAGCCACGATTATTTATTTGATAATGATAAGCCTTTGCCAACATTTTCAGGTCCGACACAAGGACCACAAGGAAAAGTAATAAGTGGAGATCCGGAAAAAATGGACTACAACACTTACAAACAATGGAGAAAACAAAATAATTAGAAAGAAAGAGGTAATAGAATATGGGAAACACAATATTAACACCACAAATAATTGCTAATGAAGCATTAATGGTATTAGAATCAAATTTAACTATGGCTAATTTAGTACATAGAGATTATTCAAAAGAATTTGTGCAGGTAGGAGATACTATAACAGTAAGAAAACCAAGCAAGTTTGTTGCTAAAAATTTTATAGGAGAAACAGAAGAACAAAATCTATCAGAAGGTTCAGTGCCTGTTAAATTAGATAGATACAGAGATGTTACAATCCCTGTAACATCAAAAGAAATGACATTAGATATAAAAGATTTTAGTGAACAAGTAATTACTCCTGCATTAAGTGCAATTGCTCAAGCAGTAGACATTGATTTATTAACAGTAGGAATTGAAAAAGCTGGTTCTAAAGTATCTGTATCAGCAACACCAGTTATAGGAGATATTGCTAATGTTGCAAAAGCATTAGATAAAAAGAAAGCTCCAAGAGATAACAACAGAAATTTAGTCTTAGCAGTAGATACTTTGTATAAATATAATACTTTAGATAATTTTGCTAAAGCATGTTACAAAGGAGATAGTGAAGCTTTAAAAGAAGCTGAAATTGGAAAAGTTTACACTATGAACTCATTTATGAGCCAAAATACACCTGAAAACACATCGGCAACAGCTGGAACTGCTACTGCTTATAAAGTAAAATGTACAAAAGGAGCTACTCAATTCACTGTATCTGATGGCTCTGCAAAAACAGGTACTATTAAAGCAGGAGACAAATTAATCGTTAATGGCTATTTATTTGAAGTAGCAGAAGATGCAACTTTAGCAGATGGAGCAGGAACATTAAAAGTAACTGAAAAAGTACCATTTGCAATAGAAACACCTGTAAGTGCAATGCTTATAAATAAAGCTCACTCTTTAGGCTTCCATAGAAATGGACTAGCTTTAGTAACTAGACAACTAGAATTACCACAAGGAGCTGCAAAAGCTGCTATTGCTTCTGCAAATGGATTGGCTGTTAGAGTTGTATTCGATTATGATTCTAAAACAAAAACTGACAAAGTTTCTTTTGATATTATCTACGGTGTAAAAGACCTAGATGATGATTTACTAGTAGACTTTGCATAGAAAGGAAAAGGGCATGACAAATTATACCGATTATGATTTTTATAAAAACACATATAAGGGCGACATGCCCGAAACTGACTTTAATAAAGTAATAGTAAGAGCAAGTTACGAAGTACAAAAAAACATCTTCAATAGAGATATAAAAGGCTACGAAGATGAAGTACAAATGGCAACTTGCTCTGTTGCTGATATATTATTAAAAGTTGAGCAATTAGAAAATAAGAAAGATACGATATTATCAAACAATAATCTAAAGAGTGAAAGTGTTGGAGATTATTCAAGAACATTTGATACTTTAGGAATAGATAATGTTAATGTAGAAATTTCTAACCAAAAAGAGAAAATTAAAGAAGAATTAAGAAGATATTTATTACATACAGGCTTATTATATAGAGGTGTTTAATATGGAAGATATGTTTTATAAAGATATAACAGTAATAAATCAATACACAGATAACGACCATAAAAAAGCATATAAAGTAAGCTATGTAAAAGGATTTTGGAGTTCTGATGATGGAATATCTATAAATGGAACACGACTAACTAAAAATGATGGTTTGTCCGCAAGAATACTAATGAATGATAGTAGAAATGAGGAATATCAAAAGCCAGAAGACTTTAGAAAAGAGCAAAAAACGTGGACGTTACAAAATGATGATTATTTGATAAAAGGAAAGGTAGAGAATTTTACAACTATATCTAAATTATTGAACGATTATCAAGAAGTAATAAAAATTACAAACATTGCTATTAAAGATTATGGCTCAGAAGATATGTGGCATTTCTCTGTAACAGGAGCTTAGTATGAAAGTTGACTATGTAGTAGCTTTCAGCGGTTTACAAAAACAACAAATCGTTGATAAATATGGTCTAGAGGGTGGAAGAACGCAAAAAATAATTGATAGTAGTTTTATGGCACATGTCGATAAATATATGCCTATGGACAGTGGGCAAATGATAACAAGTATGTATAATTCTACTAAAGTTGGAAGTGGACAAATAAATATAAATACAGCTTATGCTCATTATCAGCATGAAGGCATTTTGTATGTTGATCCTAAATACAAAAAAGGCGCTTTTCATGATCCAGTGAGTGGAAGATATTGGAGTAGACCAGGGATAAAGAAAGTTCCAAGTGGACAAAAACTTAATTATCATGGTGGAGCGTTAAGAGGAGACCATTTTGTTGAAAGAATGTTAGCAGACCATTTTGAAGATATATTAAATGCAGGTCAGAAGGAGATAAATAAATGAGTAAAGCAATGATTGATATTGTAAGAGATTATATTAGTAAATGTCCTTATTTAAAAGAATATGCTGAATTAAATATAGAATATTTAACTGATAAGGTAGAAACTTACTCAATAAATGAGAATGCTGGATATGAGACAGTAATTCAAAAATATATGATAGGTGGAGATTATCAGTTTTTATTTACCTTTGACAGTAAATTATATTGGAACGAAGATATTCAAAATAATATAGATAATTCTAAATTCTTTGAGAATTTTAAAAATTGGTTAGAAGAAAATAATAATAAAAAAATATACCCAAAAATAGAGGGAATATATGAAATTGGAGCAACGACAAATGGTTACATATTTGCTACAAATGCAAATGAAGCTATTTACCGTATCCAATGTTACTTAAAATATTATAAGGAGGATTAAATATGGCAACTAAAAGAAAAACAGTCGCAAATGATACTCCAAACGAAATTAGTTTATTAAATTTAGAAAGTGAGGAAAATACAATGGCTGATACAGAAGTGAAATTAGAAAGATTAAATAATACTGCTAAAGTTAATTTCTTAAATACAACACCAACTGGCACAAGTAAAACCTGGTCAATTCTAGGTAAAGGTGTTACATCAAAAGAAAATAGTTATGGTGCTAAAACAACAGACGAACACTGGATTATAGAGGAAAACGAAAGACATAGCGTTGATGGTTATGCTTTAGGCTCTGATATAGAACAAGTAGCTCTTAAAGGCGACCCAGTATTTACATACATTGATGATTTAATGTATAGAATGAAAAAGGGTACAGCCTTAGAGACAGAATTACTTGAAGTATTTAAATATAGAGTGAGCAAAACAGAGTCTACACCAAAGTATGATGCAAGACTGTTTAAAGCTTTAGTAGTTCCAGATTCTGATACATTAGAAGGTGGAACTGCATTAAAGATTAAATATAAAATTCAAGTACAAGGCGACCCAACATTTGGAACAGTTACTTTTGCAAGTGGTTTACCAACATTCACAGAAGAGACTGCATAGTTTCGACAAAACATGTCGAATAAAGTCGATAAAAAGTATATTTTAACCTATTGCTCTTTGTCGACTTTTGTAATATACTCATTCTATCATAAAAAAATAAAAGGAGGAGTATTAGAAATGTCAATGAAAGTTTGTAAGGATTGTGGTACAGAAGTAAGCAAGAGTGCAAAAGTATGTCCAAAATGTGGTAAAAAATTAAAACACACGGCTTTAAGAGTAATATTAGGTATATTAGTTATTATCATAGGAATTGGGGCTTTGGCAAGTGGAGGAGAAAATACAACACCAACAAGTAACAATCAACAAGAAAAATTTACTTTAGTGTCAGATAAAAAGGTAATAGATAGTTTAGGAACAACTTATATTGAAGGCGAAATAAAAAACAATACAAACAAAACATATTCATATGTTCAAGTAACGTTTAATTTGTATGATGCTAATGGAGCACAATTAGGAACAGCAGTAGATAACATAAATAACTTAGAACCAAATTCAACGTGGAAATATAAAGCAATAGGGCTTGTTACTGAAAAGGTTTCAACCTATAAGTTTGTAGAGATAACAGGCTGGTAAAAATTAAATAAGACTATAATACAATAAAACACTTGCAAATGCAGGTGTTTTTATTATGGAGGGAATATGGAATATATTAAATTAAAAAATAAAAAAGATATAATACAATTAGGTTTTCAAGATGAAGAAGGAAACATTACGAAAGATGAGAACAATAAGGAAATTTATATACAGTTTGACTTAGGAGATATAGATTTACCGTTAAAATATAATAAATGTATAAATTTAATAGAACAAGCAAGAAGCAACTTAAAGGCACAGATGATAATAATAAATAAGAAAGAAGACCATAAAGGAAAACAATTATTAAGTTCTAACGAGGTACTAAAAGTAAAAGCATTTAAACAATGTTATAAAGAAATGGAAGAAGCAATGGACTTATTTTTGGGAGAGGGCGGAACCAAGAAATTCTTAAATGGAAGAAATCCATATTTCGAGATGTGGGATGATATATCAGAAGCATTAGAACCTTATATGGACAAAATGAAGTTAACTGTAAGTGATATGGAAAAAAGAATAAAAGAAAAATACAAGGTAGTAGATAGTGATGTGATGACTAATGAATAGTTATCCTAAATATGCACAAATAAAAAATAAAAAGTACAAAATAAATACAAACTACAAAGTAGCTCTACAATGTGAGAAAGTAGCAAGAAGTGAAGTTTCTGAAGAAGAAAGAGCGTTAGCAATAATATATTTACTCTTTGGAAATAAAGGGCTACAAGATAGTGAAAACTGGCAAGAACTTTTAAAAATAGGAATGAAATATTTGAATTGTGGTAAAGAAATAGAAAACGATGAAGAAGAAATTGAAGTTGACATGGATTTCGAGCAAGACTGGGAATACATTAGAACTTCTTTTTTTTATGACTACAAAATTAAATTAAATAA